CAGTAGGCGGCGCTCATCTTGCCTTTGGCAATGTTCTTCGCGTGTCGGGCCTGAAAGGAACGGCGACGGTTCCGGTAGGACTCTGACTCTCCTTCCTTCGGCGGGCTGCCCTGGACTCCCTGTTGCCCAAAACGGATCAGCTTGACTGTCTCACCTTCCTTAGCCAGAACGGCGTGGGATTTGGTCGGGTGACTGGGGGTTCGCTTGGGTTGGTTGTAGCCAGCGAAGGTTTCCCCGTGATGCTCGACCTCATCTTCAGTACGACGGCCTTTGGACGCCACCCAGGGAACCTTAGCTTCCTGAGTGGCTTTCGACTTTCCCTGGCCGGACCTTAGAGCTGCCGCACCGCCAGCGACGAGAGCGGCGGCAAAAGCGGTCTTGGCCGGCTCTCGACCCGTTGTTTTGCCCCGTTTCATATCAGCCTCAGGCTCAGCGCTGTCTTCGTTCGTATATCGCTCCACCCAGTCAGTCGGCTTAGGGCCGGGTTTGCCGGAGCCCGTCAGTCCGAAGTTCCGCCTGAAGGCGCCTCGCTGGCTCCTAATGCTGCGGCCTGTGCTCGACGCCTGGTTTACTTCGCTAACTGCAGCTCTCAGCACTTTCCCAACGGTGGGTCGGGTGCGTCGTGTTGCCCGCTCAATCAGTGCTTGGGTCCTCGGGGCTGATTCCCTTAGGTCTTTCATGCGGCGCTTGTCGCGGTCGAGCATCTTCACGACGACGTCAGCCTCAGCCCGCAACTTCCGCATGTCCCGCTGCGATTCGCTGTTGGCGATCTGAGTCATCAGGCTGCTGAGCTTGCGCTCATTAGCCCCGATCTCTCGCTCGTATTGACGAATGCGGTTCAGATTGGCGTTAAGGCGACCACTTAGACCTCTGATCTGTGTTTTGAAGCGCTCGACCCGCTGACCTTGCTTGTAAAGACGTGCCCCCATTCCGGCGCCTGCAGCTGCCATAGCACCAGGAAGTGCTGTTGCCGGGTTTGCGGCTGTGAGCAGGCCAGCAGCGGTACTCGCCGCAGTGGTCACATTCCCGGGGCTGACTCCGCGACGGGCGGCCAAAGCTCCAACCCCGGCGGCACCGGCAGTGAGTGCGGCTATGCCGGCAACCCTGCGTAGTGTCGCGTTCCGTTTGGCGGATTTTCTCGCCTTCAAGCGAGCTCTAACCTCAGCAGTGAGCTCAACCTTGTTGCCCCTGGTGGGAGGCTGATCGCCTTCACCTCTGAGTCGGCAATTCCAATGCTTGGGAATGCAGCGGCCACCACATTGCTTCCCCATCGCGGTGCACTTGCGCTGGGCCGCAGCATCACCGCGCAGGGCAGCCAGGTAAAGATCTTTCGTGTCTTCTCTCTTCGTCACGGGTAGTCAAAGATCGATGTTTTTAAGTGCTCGATATCATTTTCTTCGATTTGAGTTAGGCCCGTCTCCTGTCCAGGAGCGTAGGTTTGGAGAGCTTTATTCGCTGATCGCGACGAGTAAAAGCCCAGCAACAGGGGTCCTGCTTCCATTGTGCCGTCTTTACGCATGAAATGACCGCGATAAATCTTCCTGTCGTTGAAGCGATTGCCCACCAGTACTACGTTCTCTCCATCTGTACGGTGACCTAGATGATCCGCCAAAACACACATTCGATAGACACCATTTGATGCATTGGCCAGCAGAGTCAGGCCATGCATATAGATCAAATCAGCGGAGTCGGTGTTGACTTGTTCTTCCGGTAGTGTTTCTTGCTCTGTGGGCTCGGGGTTCATTTGCTGCTCTAAAGCAGCCTGCTGACCGACATAGCCCTGCACCATTGACTCCTGTTCCAGCTCCCGTTTGAGCTGCAGGGCCTGTTCAGCCTCCTCCAGCAGCACTACGTCCATGCTGTATTCCGTGCCGGAGAAGCGGGAGCGGCGAACCTCCAGTGGAGTCAGCACTCCAAGGTCGACGTAAACCTTGTCTGTGTCGGCAACCTGTTTCCTGAGCTCGGCCTTGTCCTTGTCAGATTCCGAGAAGTAGGGCGGGAAGTAGACGCTCCACTCCTCAGGAGCCTTACCCCGTGTGGGGCCTTGGGGCATCGAGAGGATGAGCTGGAAGAACTGATTGAGGGGCTTGCGGAGGCTGTGGGTTTGGTAGCGCTCGACTGATTGCGCCCAGCTCTTGTCCTCGTATTTGCCTGATTCGGACAACCCACCAGACGGGGACTGCCCAAAGAGCAAAGTCTTGGGCATGTCGGCGGCGGCTACAAGGTCGTCGAGGAGCCGGTCGAAGAGGTCTTGAGCACCGGAGAGGCTGCGTGAGGCGAAGCTCACTTCCTCCTCCGTGTCCAGAGCCATACCGCCGTAGAGGGATCTGGCCAGCGCATTGGCCTCCAGGCGGGCGCGGAGTGCTGACTCCTTACCGGAGGTCACCTTGCTGGCGAGGCCAGGGATCTTGTGGACGAACAGGTCCATCTCGTTGAGCATGGTCGCCATGCCGTCGGTGGCACCCCGATAGCGCTTCCACACTTCGTAGAAGGGCTGGAGGTACGACATGCCCCAGCCGTCGTTGATCAGCCGCTGCCGCCAGGGGAGGAAGAGGCCGTCGAATCGCAGGACTCTGGAGCTGTGGACGAGCAGATATTGGAGGTCGTTCTGCTGGTTAACTGACTTGCTGGTTGAGATCCGATAGTATTCGGGGTTGCGGTAGTTGAGGTAGTTGTAGTCGTTGGGCGTAATTTCACGTCTTGAGAGGGGGACTAGGTCTGCGATGCCTCTTACAAGTTCAGGCCGCACAGGCTGATCAGGCTCCAGCCCGTCATCGAGCACCATAAAAATGGCTGAGCCACCATACAGACGCTGCAACTTGAGAGCTTCTTCGACGTAGTCAAAAAAGTCGAGTTCTTCTAGGAAGTTTTCGAAAGCTTTGATTGTGCCTTCGTATTCTTCGGTCTCTTCACTAATCTTGATCGTTGCCTGCTCGGTGACGGCGGCCTCAGCGTAGATATCAACGACACGGCGGCAGAGTGGGTCGTAGTACAGCGCCTCTAGCTCCTGCTCAGCTAGCAGTCTGGGGGTGCGAATGGCGTAGTACTCACTTTTATCCTTCGACGTGCCGAGCCCGGTGATGGCGTTGATGAGCACGCCGTCGTTCCGAACCTCGGAATCGAGTCTTATTTCAAAAGTTTCTGAAGTTTCCGACAAAGTTTCGGCGCAAACTCTTTAACTCCAGACTAACTAAGCCCAGCCCTGTCGGTTGGTGAGTTGTCCTTTCAGTGTTTGCTCTTGCGATGGCGGTTTAAGAAGGACTTTTGAGTGCTTCCGTCGGGCTCGCGGTCAGGGCTAATCAGCATTAAGCCATATAGCATCAACACAACTCCTACGATGATTAGCGCCGTGGCTTGAATAATTGTCATGACTGATCAAAATTAGGCTTCACGCTGAAGCCACTTTTTTAAGGGGTGATCTCACTCACGTCGGGGGTGGCCTCAAACAGGCAGTCGTGGGCCGTGCGAAACCATTGGGATTGCAGCAGAAGGCGGTCTTCCTCCTCCACCAAGATCTCCTTGAGGTCCTTGAGGAAAGTCACGATATCGCCCTCATCGAGGTACTCAGCAACGGCACCACGAAGGAGAAGTTTGTGGTGGGTGTCGCCGTCTGCGTTGAATGTGGGGATGGTCATCAGATCAGATCCAGCCAGTCGGTTGTAGGCGTTGTAGCAACCGCAGAGAGCGCCAGAGCAAGTGCCATCACCGAGTCGTCATGGGCGCCATCTCCAGCACAACGATCTCCCGTTTCAAGCTGACGGAACATCAACATCTCATGATAGAAGGGCTCTCTGGGAACGACGAGTTCTTCACGCTCTAGGAAGTAGGTGATCCGGTCGGTATTGGAGATTTTGTTGGGGCGGTTGGTGTTGTAGGGCTCGACCATGTACTTAGCCAGCGCTTTGGACAACACCTCCGAGACCACGGCCCCGACGCCGTTCTTCTCGCAGATTACCTTATTGGGCACAAAGTTCTCCGCCTGCTCGATAATCTGCTGGATGCAATAGTCGCTGGACTTGTAGCGCGTTCTAAAGACATTGACGACCTGATACGGAGGTCTGGTGATGTCGAGAACTACAGAACACCAGAAGTCGTCCCCTCCTGCTGCGGGGTCCACGGCCATGATGTAGTCGCGGTTCAGCAGACCGCACTCGATGAGCTGCCCGTGGCACGCTTTCTCGACTAGCGGCGGGGGGAATATCTGGGCGTCAGAGGCGACGAAGTCCATCTCGTACTCCTGTCGCCAGGCGCGGTCAGTAAGCTTCGCCTTTGACTTGGTTTTGGTCGCCCAGTTCGGGTCGGCGGCATAGATCGGGATGTCGGAGTAGTGGATTCGAAAGCGGTTCCACCCGTCTTCCTCCTGCCCGTGCCAGAGATTGGCGAACATATTGCCCATGCCGTTTGGCGTAGACAGGAGGATCAGCTTGCCCCGTTCACCCAGGGTGGCCATCGTCGGTTGCGCGGCTGTATAGATCTCTTCGGCGCCGTCGAGGAAGGCGGCCTCGTCCAATACCACCACCGAAACAGAGGGAATGCCTCGGGCGGCTCGGGGTGTTGCCGGGAGGAAGTAGATGGTGCCCAGGCCCTTGAAGGAGAGCTCACTGTTCGATTCAGTGGTGAACTCGATGCCTGAATCGGCGATGCTGGCCGCCTGAGCTCGGATCCGTTTCCCCAGGGCGCCGGAGTCAGAGGCTGTCTTGGAGAAGACCACGGCAGCGAAGCCTGGTTCAGTTAGAGCGCGGCACAGCAGATAGGAGCAGACGGTCTCAGAAGCGCCGATCTGGCGGCTTTTCAAGACGATTGTGTATTGGTTACTACAAATAGATTCAATAAGCCGCTTCTGAACTTCGAAGGGCTCAAATGGTTTGACGCTGCCGGATGTACGGATCCAGGTCAGCGGAGCAAATTGATCCCAGCGTTCGGCTGTGGGGAAGCGGGGTTGAAAGCCAACGGCGGTCGAGGTGAGGCGTTTCTGCTCCTCTTCCTTCTCACGCTGCGCTTGTAATTTCTCTAACCTCTCCAACCGGGTTAAGAGCTTGGCGCTGGGCATTGGCTTCTAGGTGTTCCAGGCGACGCTCAATTGTCCGCGCCTCGTACTGTTTATGGGCGGAGTCGATGAGGATCTTGATCGCCTGAACTTTAACGCTCACGCTGATCTCGGGGTTCTCGTCGTCGATGATTTCCCGGAGCTTTTGTATCGCCTCAGGAAGGGCTTCAGAGGTGACGCCGAATGTCCTGTGAAAGATCTCCTGCTGATACTGCCAAATAGCGTTGTTAAACTCTTCAAGCTGTTTCCAGGCGCGGATGCCCTCGGTGGAGCATTTGGCGCGTTTCGCTGCCTCTCGCCAGGTAAGGCCGGCGGCTAGTCCTTGAGCCGCCAGCACTTGGCGCTCATTCAATTCTCTGGGTCTTTCCATTGGTATGAAAGATTCTGTGCTGCTTCCTTGGCCGCCCAACGCATACCAGCAGGTTGAAGAACAAACGCGAGGCGGGCTAAATCCGTGGCGAGGGAAAGAAGTTCGTCTCGATCCATCCTTTCCATGCCCTTCACCAAGTTGGCGAAGCGAAGCTGGTCGTTGACACTCGCCTCAATCATCGTTTTCAGTGAAATCTTTAGGACTCATTCCTTCATGCTGCTCAGCTAAGGCGGTGCCGAGACGTGAGATCAGAGTGCGGGTGTATGGAAAGGCGGCTGCCTCATTGCCCGCTTTAATGCTCCGCTTAATCATGCGGAAGAGTTCTTTATTCTCGGAGCGGCTATGTCGGGATTCCTCCAGACAAGCTCCCATGATCTCCTCCATCGTGCCGTAGTCAGCACTGGCCGCCACCTTGCGGGTGTAGGCGTAAGCGAGAACAGAGGCGAGGCCCCACTCGTCGTAACTTCTAACTAGATCACCGTCGTCGTCAATCTCCTCGTACTGTTGGGCAAGAGGGTGAACATACGCTGTGGGAATCAGCGCGAGCGGTACAGCGCAATCTGTGGTGTATTCCACGATGGGAGTAGTACCTTCCCCCCATTCAAGCGTGGTTATAGCGCACGGGAATCGTCGGTGATACGGCGAATACGGTAGGGGTGGTCATTACTAATGAACTGGCTGTTTGCCCGCTGCACTTCGGCGTCGGTGATGGCCAAGATCTTGTAGAGTACTCCGGCAGGCTCGGTGAGCTTAATCATCACGGCTGGTGCAGTCATTTGAGCTTGGTGGCGGTCCCTAAATTACCTGCTCCAGCTCGTGCGCGTATTAAGCAAAAACCTAGTCGTCCCAGTCGTTGTCGTACACCGAGACGTTCTTATAGTGACTAGTTTTAGGTTGCTGCTTGATGCTCTTGGGGACCCGGATTATCCGAAAGCCGAGTAAACGGCAGATAGCGGAAAACCGCTTAATCAGTGCTTTCACGTCCCTCCGTTTTTATCTAGTTTTACATAGTTAGTAGACCTGCTGTCGATAGAAAAGGGCCGGGGTAGGGGAACCTACGCCCGGTCCAATGCGGTCGGAAACCTTCAGAATCTCTTTGAGATTACATATCGAGAGGAAGAATTGGATCCTCCTCCAACATGAATCCCCACTCTTTGGCTACAGCTTCGGCGTCATCAACCCGGGTCTCATCGAGGAGGTCAATGACGCGTTTGCTGCACCAGGCTGTGTTGAGGTACTCGAGGGATACAACCGTGAACATCTACTCAGGAATTCTTCCTTGAGTCTACGACCGTAGCATCGAAGTAACTTGTACGGTCTGACGCACCTAGGTCGGCGAGAACTTCTGACAACTCCGCCACGGCTTTACCTAGATCTTTCAACGGTTGGGAGGCTTGGATGAGTGTGATGCCTATCTTGCTCATCCAGTTTGTGAGGTCGTTCATTCGTTCTCCATTTCCATTACGGTTTCGAGGGCGCGGATGTATCCGTCCCAGTAAGTCCTGGCGTAATGCGCCTTGTCGTCCAGACTCCGCGAACTCTGACGGGCATCCATGAGGAGTCGTCGGACTGCTGGGGCACTGACATCGAGGTTTCGTTCTTGTTGGTAGGACATGGTTCAAAAACAGGGGTTCCGTCTAAGTTGATTTGGTGTGACCAGAAGCGGGACATGGCGCCAGGAAGCATGCGAAATGCTTTCTTACGCTGAGCACGAGAGGGCATATCAGCTATGAGCCTCCACAAAAGCGTCGATAAACCCCTGGAAATCGAAGGGTTTTTCGTGGTGTTCGCTGTAGAGGGCGGCGGTGTTCTCCAGCGCCACCTTTGATCGCTTGATCCGGGAAGCCTTCTCCGGGAACCGCTGATCGAGCTCCTGGAGGCAGGCTCTGAGGTCTTGCATCATCCAGTCCGCTTGATCAGGTGTGCCTGCGTTCAATGGAACTAGCAGGCTCACCTTGATCGACCGGCAACCTTCAGGGTCCAAGCCGAATCGGACCATGAATTCCGCAAGGGGGTCGTTACTCAGATCCTCGTCAGCAATAGCGACAAGGGCCTCGTGCATCATCTTGGTCATGATGATCGATCAGACCAGGGACAGGCAGGCTTCCCGAGCCTTGGCAATGCGCTCGGCACCCTGGCCGCCCCACAGCGATTCCAGGCGAATACGTGCCCGTTCCACCTCATCCTTTGACCGCCCTGCGTCGTGGGTTTCAAACTGCGTGATGGCCTGGAAGAATCCCCATACGGTGCCTTTATCGACTCCAAGTCCGGTTTCACCTGTGTAGTGGGAGCGGATGGTTGCGATTTGGGGGAGATCTGAGAGCTTTCGCTCCCGCTTCTGCTTCGTGTCTTTGTCTGTAATAGGACGAGTGAGGAGATCTGAATAGGTGGTTTCGAGGATGTACTTGGCCGCGTCAGTGCTGAGGGTC